TTTGTGTTTTCGGGCAGTATGCCAGCGTGTTTAGCGCAATCGAAGGGTGCGCTAAACACGCAAACCTAGAATTTTGCGATTATCTCAGAGAAGGTCACGGTTTTTTAACCGTGATTTTTTTGATTTTAAAAATATGGCAGACTATTAGTATGAAATATTGAATGACTAGAGCGTAAATAAATAGGAGGAAACGGGTGTTAAAATATATCAATCACGCAGGACGTTTATCAATATTAAAATTTAAAATCGTAATGGAACAGTTTGAAGTAGTAGATACCTATGAATGTTTTTATCTGATGCGGTTTGATGAGAATGGTCAACCGGATTGGTCAGACCCTACCATTGTGCAGGAAGGTTCAGTAGAAAGTGAGGTGACCGATGAAGGAACTGTTAACTCTTAATAAGATTTTATTTTCCATGATTGGAGGCTTGATTGGTAGTCTATTTGGAGAGTTGGATGGTATCCTATATGCCCTACTTGTCTTCATTATTATTGACTATCTAACAGGAATTTTTGCGGCAGTTGTAGAGAAACAATTGTCAAGTAGTATCGGTTTTCGTGGCATCTTTAAAAAGATAGCCATTTTATTTTTAGTTTCACTAGGTCATTTAATTGATACTGCAATCATCAAGCAGGGTGGAACGATTCGAACAATGGTCATTTTCTTTTATCTCAGTAATGAGGGGTTAAGTATTCTAGAAAATACCGTTCGAATTGGTTTACCAATATCTGAGAAACTACAAGCAATCTTAAAACAAATCAATGAGAGGTGAGAAGATATGGGAAAACATCTAGTCATTTGTGGTCATGGACAAGGGCGAACAGGCTATGATCCTGGAGCAGTGAATGCCAAACTAGGTATCACAGAAGCAGGAAAGGTTCGAGAATTAGCCAACTTAATGTCTAAGTACGGTGGACAACAGATTGATTTTATTACCGTACAAAATGTTTATGATTATCGGAGTATTACCAGTATTGGAAAGGGATACGACTCAATTACTGAATTGCACTTCAATGCCTTTAATGGTAGTGCCAAAGGGACAGAAGTCTTGATTCAGTCTTCCTTAGAAGCGGATAAGGAAGATATGGCAATCCTATCTCTTCTTTCACGTTTTTTCCAAAATCGTGGCATTAAGAAGGTAGATTGGCTCTATAATGCCAACCAAGCAGCAAGTCGTGGATACACCTATCGTTTGGTGGAAATTGCCTTCATTGATAATGAACAAGATATGGCGATTTTTGAGAACAAGAAAGAGGATATTGCGAGAGTTCTTATATCAGCTATAACAGGAGTTGAAGTCAAGACCACAGTTCCCTCGACACCCAGTTCAACCGTTGGGAGTTCAGGAACTCCTTCAAAACCAATCTATCTTGTTGGTGATAGTCTTAGGGTGTTGTCTCATGCGACTCATTATCAGACTGGTCAGAAAATCGCCAACTGGGTCAAGGGGCGCACCTACAAAATCCTCCAAGTGAAGAATGTGCACCATTCCAACAGTAAGAGAGCATATCTACTTGATGGAATCAAGTCTTGGGTGCTTGAGCAGGATGTAGAAGGAACAACCAAAGGCCATAGTGAGCAGACCTATCAAGCACAGAAAGGCGATACCTATTATGGAATCGCTCGGAAGTTTGGTTTAACAGCTGATGCTCTTCTTGCGGTAAATGGCTTGAAGAAGACGGATATTTTAAAAGTTGGACAAACTCTAAAGGTCAATGCGGCTTCAAGGACAACAACCGCTATTCCAACCAGTGTTGCAAGTCGAGTGGTTGCGTCAGCATTGTCCAAGGTCGGTCAAAAGGTGGCTGTTCCATCCAACCCTTATGGAGGACAATGCGTCAGTCTGGTGGATAAGATTGTACAGGAGTTGACCGACAAGGACATGGCTTACACCAATGCCATTGATTGCTTAACCAAAGCAAAATCCAATGGCTTTACAGTCATCAAAGATGCATGGGGAGTAAATCCAAAAGCTGGTGATTTCTATGTTATTAAGACGGACGGTCATCCTTATGGTCATATTGGCATTTGTATTACCGATTCAGATGGTACAAGCATTGATGGGGTGGAACAAAATGTCGATGGCTACTCTGACCACAACAAGAATGGTATCAATGACCAACTGGAAATTGGTGGTGGCGGTATTACTCGCCGAGTGAAACGTGTCTGGATGGGAGATGGCTCACTCTATGATGCGACTGGAACTGTCAAACTTGGTAAAGTTGTTGGTTGGTTTAGAATATCATAATTAAGTCTTAAGCCTGGTGGGAACATCAGGCTTTATTTTTTTTGCCTTTTTTTTTCAAAAAGTGCGGAAAAATCGCTCCCAAACCTACCTAGTAAAGTAGGAGGATAATATGGACGTTAAAAAAATTAATAATGAGATGACCTACCAACTAACAATGATACAAGCAAAGGTACTTCTAAATAATGGAGCAATCACTATTGAGGAATTTGAACTATTTAGGCAGTTGATGCTTGAAAAATATCAACCGTTTATAAGTCAATTATCGACCTAATAACTGGATATTTTTTTCTATTAGAGTGATATATAGTAGCGAAAGGAGTGTATTAATTTGAGAACAGTTAGAAGAATACAACCCATAAAATCACCCTGCAAGCCAAGATTTAAGGTTGCGGCCTATGAAAGGGTTTCCGATAGTCGTCTTCATCATTCTCTGTCAACATAGTCTTAGCTCAGAAGGAGAATTGATGTTAACCCTCCTTGCCTCAGTAGCTCAAGAGGAGTCTCAAAACCTGAGTGAAAATATAAGATGGCGAATCCAAAAGAAGTTTGAAAAAGGGATTCCGCACACTCCACAGGATATGTATGGATACCGTTGGGATGGAGAACAATATCAGATTGAACCTAATGAGGCAAAAGTTATAAGAAAAGTCTTTAAATGGTATCTGGATGGAGATTCGGTACAGCAGATAGTTGATAAACTCAATCAGGAACAAGTCTTAACAAGGCTTAGTAATCCATTTACCGTAGCAAGTATCAGAGAATTCTTCAAGCAAGAAGCATACTTTGGTCGCCTTGTCCTACAGAAGACCTATCGTGAGGCATTCTCTAGGAATCCGAAAAGGAATAAAGGGCAACGCAATAAGTACATCATTGAAAATGCACACGAGCCAATTGTTACAAAAGAATATTTTGATTTAGTACTTCATGAGAAGGAGCGAAGATATCAGTTAATGAGTCAAGAAAGCCACTTAAATAAAGGTATCTTTCGTGACAAAATTTCATGTTCAGAATGCGGATGTTTGATGATTGTTAAAGTGGATTCAAAACAAGTTAATAAAACTGTACGATATTATTGTCGAACACGAAATCGATTCGGAGCATCATCATGTTCATGTAGGACGTTAGGAGAAAAGCGACTTTTGGCATCTTTTAAAAGCAAGTTAGACATTATCCCTGATAAAGAGTGGGTTGAAAATAATATTAAACACATCGATTATGATTTTGGTCAACGTATCATCTGGGTTATACCAGTAAAAGGAAGGAAATATCCTATAGAAATTAGAGAGGGGCGATATTAGTGAAGAAAGTAATTACTATTGAGGCAACACCAAGTATTATTAGGTCAAGTTCAGATGAATTCTCTTTGAAAAAGCGTAGAGTTGCAGGCTATGCCAGGGTATCAACTGACCATGAAGTCCAAGCAACAAGCTATGAATCACAGATGCGATACTACTCTGAATACATTAATGGGAGGGATGATTGGGAATTTGTTAAAATGTACTCTGATGAAGGTATCAGTGGGACAAATACAAAACTAAGAACTGGTTTCAAATCAATGGTGGAAGATGCACTTGATGGCAAAATCGATTTGATTATTACAAAATCAGTTAGTCGATTTGCGAGGAATACTGTAGACTCACTGACTACGGTTAGGCAGTTGAAAGAGGTAGGTGTAGAAATCTACTTTGAGAAAGAAAACATTTGGACATTAGATTCAAAAGGTGAGCTACTCATAACCATCATGTCTAGTTTGGCACAAGAAGAAAGTCGGAGTATCTCAGAGAACGTGACTTGGGGCTTAAGGAAACAATTCGCAGAAGGGAAGGTTCATTTTCCTTATACCAATGTTTTAGGCTTTAAGGCTGGTGAAGATGGGGCAATTGTAGTTGATCAGGATGAAGCCAAAACTGTTAGGTATATCTTTCAGCAAGCTCTTATTGGAAAATCACCATATCATATCGCAAAGGATTTGACTGAACAAGTTATACCTTCTCCTAGCGGCAAATCTCATTGGAACGCAACCACAATCAAGCGAATGCTTAGAAATGAGAAGTATAAAGGGGATGCCTTGCTACAGAAAACATATACAACTGATTTTCTGACCAAAAAGAAGAACATCAACAGAGGTGAGTTGCCTCAGTATTATGTGGAGAATAACCATGAAGCAATAGTAGATAGAGAGACCTTTGATGCAGTTCAACAAGTGCTCGAAAATAAAGGTAGAAAGTCGAGCACAACAATCTTTAGTTCAAAACTTGTATGCGGAGATTGTGGTCATTTCTTTGGTAGCAAGGTATGGCATTCAACCTCCAAATACAGAAGGGTGATTTATCAATGTAACGAAAAATACAAAGGCATTAGTAAATGTTCTACCCCTCACGTTACTGAGGAGGAGGTGATACAGTGGTTCATCTCAGCGGTAAATCAAGTATTAGATAATAGGATTGAAGTTATTGACAATCTATATGTATTACTATCCATTGGAAACCTTGAGGTAATTGACGAACAGATAAAGGTCCTTGAAACTGAAGCAGAAGTTGTCAGTCAGTTAGTTGCAAATCTAGTTTCGGAAAATGCCATTATAAGGCAAGACCAAGACAAGTACCTCAAAAAGTATAATCAACTGACTTCAAAGTATGAAGGTATAGTACAGGATATTGAATCACTAGAACTCCAGAGGATGCAAAAATCTAAAAGGAATAAGGAATTGCAAGACTTTATCGGAACTTTAGAAAAGCTGGGGAAAGTATTAACCGATTTTGATGAATTATTATGGGAATCACTAGTTGAGAGTGTCATGATTAACGAGGATAAGGGAGCCAAATTTAAATTTAAAAATGGAGCGGTTGTAGCAATTTAGGCTATGACCTCTTTGACATCTACAAAGTTTAATGTTAAAATTCATTCAAAAATATATTTTAATGAGGTGTTTTATGATTCAAAATGTTGTTACTTCAATAATCCTGTATTCTGGGACAGCCGTAGACTTACTTATTATCCTAATGTTATTTTTTGCCAAAAGAAAAAGCAGAAAAGACATCATTAACATCTATTTAGGACAATTTCTAGGCTCTGTTAGCCTAATATTGCTAAGTTTGCTTTTTGCATTTGTCTTAGATTATATTCCTAGTAAAGAGATTTTAGGTTTGCTCGGTTTGATTCCAATTTTCCTAGGCCTCAAAGTTTTGCTTTTAGGAGATTCTGATGGAGAAGCTATTGCCAAAGAAGGTTTGAGCAAAGATAATAAAAACCTGATTTTTCTAGTCGCTATGATTACTTTTGCAAGTTGTGGTGCTGACAATATTGGTGTCTTTGTCCCATATTTTACTACCTTAAATTTATCGAATTTGATAGTGGCTTTACTGACCTTTCTAGTCATGATTTATCTCTTGGTTTTTTCTGCCCAAAAATTGTCACAAGTCCCTTCTGTTGGAGAAACTTTGGAAAAATATAGCAGATGGTTTATTGCCGTTGTCTATTTAGGATTGGGGATGTATATCCTGATTGAAAACAACAGCTTTGACATGCTATGGGCTGTGTTAGGCTAGGAGAAAAAAATTATGAAAAAAGATAGTATCTGTCAAGTGGATGTTATAAATCAACAAAATGTTACAACCGCAACGAACTACCTTGAAAAGGAAAAAGTCCAAAAATCACTTCGCATTTTATCAAAATTTACCGATAATAAACAGATAAATATCATCTTTTATCTCCTTGCCGTCGAAGAACTCTGTGTCTGCGATATAGCCTGTTTATTAAATCTCAGTATGGCATCTGCCTCCCACCATCTTCGTAAACTAGCCAATCAAAACATCTTGGACACTAGAAGAGAGGGGAAAATTATATATTATTTTATAAAAGATGAGGAAATCAGAGATTTTTTTAATCAACTAGGATAACAACTATTTTTACTACTTTTCCATGATTATAGGGAGATTATATATGAAATTTTTGATGAAAATTACTCACAAGAAATACCTACTCGTATCAAATGTTTAAGAAAAAAGTATAATTTAAAGCAAAGCGACCTACGATTATATCAGCGTTTACAGACATTCAAGAGAAATCTCTTGGATGTCTTTTTTGGGCTAAAGCAAGGCTATGATTAGCCTTGGCAAATTTGCCTAACAGCTCCAAACCTGTCATCAAATGAAATCGATGAGTTATCAGAATGAGTCGTAGCCTTCATCTCACAGTATAGGTAGATGGCTAATTTCATTTTAAAACTTTCAGTTTTAAGGGACTGACCCCAAAAAGTGAGAATTTAATAAAAAGACTTGACATATTTCGTTTACAATAGTAAACTTATTTTGAACATATTCGTTTACATACGTAAACAACAAGGAGGAAAGGAAAATGAGCACAATAGAACTTAATACTTCTATCACAGATGCTGAATGGGAAGTCATGCGTGTAGTTTGGGCAAATGATCGAGTAACTAGTAAAAAAGTCATTTCCGTAATGCAAGAAAAAATGGACTGGACACAATCCACTATCAAAACGATCTTAGGTCGATTAGTTGGAAAAGGCGTACTAAATACAGAGCATGAAGGTAGAAAGTTTATTTACACTGCCAATATTGAAGAGACAGAAGCCGTAAGGGATTATGCAGAAGATATTTTTAACCGTATTTGCAATAAGAAAGTCGGAAATGTAATAGGAAGCATCATTGAAGATCATGTTTTAAGCTTCGATGATATAGATCGACTAGAGAAAATATTAGAGATAAAAAAATCTTTCGCAGTAGAAGAAGTGGATTGTCAGTGTACAGAAGGGCAATGCGATTGCCATGAAGGCTGTTAAAGAACTTAGAAGACGCGGTGTTGAAGTAATCATGATTACTGGAGATAACAAACGAACAGCCAAAGCGATTGCTAAGCAAGTGGGTATAGACAGTGTATTAAGTGAAGTATTACTTGAAGATAAAGCAGAGGAAGTCAAAAAACTACAAGAGGCAGGCAAGAAGGTAGCGATGGTTGGAGACGGCATTAACGATGCACCCGCATTAGCTCAAGCAGATGTCGGAATTGCAGTTGGATCAGGTACAGACGTGGCGATTGAATCGGCTGATATTGTCCTTATGCGTAATGATTTAACCGCTGTATTGACTATGATTGATTTAAGTCATGCAACGCTACGAAACATTAAACAAAACTTGTTCTGGGCTTTTGCTTACAACCTTGTAGGTATTCCAGTTGCGATGGGTCTTTTGTATATTTTTGGCGGACCATTGATGAGTCCAATGTTGGCGGGGCAGTCGCCGTGAGTTTCAGCTCCGTATCGGTCTTGCTCAATGCTTTACGGTTAAGACGATTCAAACCAGCAGTTGTTTAGAAAACACGTAGCTTATCTGGGATTTAAACTTCTACCTATTCTATATAATAGGAGAAGATAAAAAAAGGGGAATAAAATAATGAAAAAAGAAATCTTATTAGATGGCGTAAAATGTGCAGGTTGTGCGAACACGGTACAAGAAAGATTTTCAGCTATTGAAGGGGTTGAATCTGTAGAGGTTGATTTAGCGACTAAAAAAGCAGTACTTGAAAGTCAAACAGAGATTGATACCGAAACGCTCAATGCTGCTTTAGCAGAAACTAACTATTCAGTATTAAGTGCATAAAGTACGAATAACATTTATTCATAGATAGTAGCTAGAGATAAAGTATAGAACCCTTTTCGTGAGAATTATATGCAGTGTTAGATGAGAAAGTTCTAAAACTTTAAAATCAGTCTCTAATATAATAAGGAGGAATTAAAAATGAGAAATAACAAAAAACATTCGTCACATAGTCATCATAATCACGGCGACATGGATCACTCAAAACACGACCATAATGAAATGGAACATAGTCAGATGGATCACAGCAATATGGATCACAGTGAAATGGATCATGGCGCAATGGGAGGGCATGCCCACCACCATCACGGTAGCTTTAAGGAGATTTTCTTGAAGTCACTCCCATTAGGAATTGCAATCTTACTCATTACGCCTATGATGGATATTCAGTTGCCTTTCCAAATTATCTTTCCTTATGCAGACGTTGTAGCAGCTGTATTGGCAACAATTCTATACATTTATGGCGGAAAACCATTCTACATGGGTGCGAAAGATGAGTTTAATTCAAAAGCTCTAGGCATGATGTCCTTGATTACTTTGGGAATAACGGTTTCTTATGCCTATAGTCTTTACGCAGTGGCCGCTCGATATGTGACCGGAGAACATGTCATGGACTTCTTCTTTGAGTTTACAACGTTAATTTTAATCATGTTATTAGGACACTGGATTGAAATGAAGGCATTGGGTGAAGCAGGGGACGCGCAAAAAGCATTGGCTGAGTTGGTGCCTCTATTATGGAAGAATACGAAGTCCC